ATCCATGTGTTTATTGGTTGGATCTTGAATAATAAATTCTTTAAAAGGAATTTCTTTTAGGTTAAGTAAGTTTTTTGCTTTTACACAAAAAGCACAATTTGACTTAGAATAAATTTCAATTTGCATTTTCTTCTCTCAATATGTTATACGCTTCTTTTAACGAACTGATATAAGTACCATTAATAAATATGATAGGTATAGAATAAAACTTCCTATCGTACATCTCTTCTATATCTGCATACTCAAAGTCATGTGCGATTTGTGGATACTGACTATCTCTTAATCTATAGTACTGAAGATCAGTTTTATCTGACCAGTAGTCAATAAAATCATTTGAAGGTATGCAACTAACTTTAGAGTAGATTGTTACTTTAGGCGTCATCATAAATATTTATCTCATCAAGGTAACGTAACATTGTTTTAGCGTCACTAACCTCAAATGGATCAGTAGGTGATCTATCTCCAAAGTCAGGTTCGGTAAATAGTTTTCTAACTCGTCTATCATCTACGAGCATTGAATATCTCCAAGAACGCATACCAAAACCTAAGTTTGATTTATCTACAAGCATTCCCATCATACGAGTAAAATCTCCGTTACCATCTGGTAACATTTTTACTTTTTCTATGTCTTGATCTTTTGCCCATGCATTCATAACAAAAGCGTCATTTACTGAAATACAATATACATCATCTACTCCAGTAGATAAAAAGTTAGCGTAGTGTTTTTCGTATTCGGGTAAATGAGTTGAAGAACAAGTAGGGGTAAATGCTCCTGGAAGTGCAAATACTACAATCTTTTTTCCTGCAAAAAGCTCTTTAGTAGTTTTTTCAATCCATTCTCCCCCTTCTCTCATTTTAAAGGTTACAAAAGGTATTTTCATAATAGTTCTCCTTATATACCATGTCATATAGTATATCAAGTTGCTAAGTTCTAAGCAATATTTAATTAAAATTATCTTAAGTTGAAACTCATACTAATTCTAGTTTCATTAGTCTCATTAGGCTCAACATAGTGTTCTAACCATGATGGAAAAATTATACATACTCCTTCTTCAGGAGTTATAGGATAATTTAAACATCTAATCTTTTTTTCTGACATTGACACTCTTTGTCTAGGATCAACAAATACTATTCTACCTGCTTTTCCTGCAGGAACTTTTACATAAAAGACACCAGAAAGTTCGGCACCATGAATATGCGCCATGTTGAAAGCATTAGGGTAATTAATATTAGCCCACATTGACTCAAAATAAAAGTTATCATAACAATAGTCAGAAAACTGTTCTTTTATTTCTGTATTAGCTACTCTTAGTATTGCATTTTTTATATAGTCTAACCATTCATATTTATGAATATCATCAGGGCTTTGCCACCCTAAAAAGTTACTTTTATCTCTATTAGGTAGTACCTTACTCATTTCTAAAAGAGTAACTTCAAGTTGCTTTAAATAATCTGTGTCTGACAACTTAAAGCCCCAAATAGGGGTTGGAAACAGTTCGTGTTTAAAACTCATACTACTTCTTTCTTAAAATTGTAGTCTCGCTCTGTTTTCCTGTAGTAAGTTTCTTACCAGGAAAGGATAGAATTTCTGAAAAATGATGTGATAGTTTAAATACTTCTCTCTTGTATTCTATTCTATCTGTATCATCATAAATAATTAAACCATCTTGTTTAACCCTAGAAAGTGCTAAATTTAAACATCTGTTCCTAGCTCTTCCATCAACAATAACCATATCAAACATTTCTTGTGGATAATCATTTATAGTTAAAGCAAAAGCTTTAAAAGAGTAACCTTTAGCTGAAGAAAACTTAGCTATATATTCTGGATCTTTAGCTAAATCAGGAGCCATATATCTTATCTCACAGTTAGTGATATTTGCATTATCTATATAATCTTGCATATAAACACTAAACTCTTTGAAATACTCTATAGACCAAATTTTATTACACCTTCTAGCAAACCAAACTGTAGAGGCTCCAGTTCCCCACTCAAATATATTCCAATCTTTCATATTTACACTGCTCAACCAAGCAATACTAGACTCTGTAAAATCAGGTATTTCTAACTTAACAAGCTCTTCGTTTATACGTTTTCCTCGCATTTTAATCTCCGTGTACTAGTGACCTAAAATCTATAGATTGATCAGATTTATGTTGTCCGTACTTTTTACCTTCAATATTTGTCCACACAAGAGAGTCTGGCGCGTCATATAGTTGATCACAGTTTTTACAGTAATCAATTTCATCAAATCTCTCATTTCTATGTGCGTTTCTTAATCTTTTATACTCTTTGCTTCTCCAAATTTCTGTAAGCGATTCTGTTTCAAGATGCCCTAACACTGCTTTTGAATCTTGTCCTAACACATAACAACAAGGTACAACAGCTCCATACTTACCTTCGAGCCCTCCGGCTCTGACGTTGAGATAAGGTGCAAACGGTCTGCCGCAACTGCGTTTTTCTTTTTTAGGGCGATCATAAGGAGTTTCAAATTGACCTCCCCAGTTATGCATCATCCATATTTCAGCATCAATATCTAAAGGAGTAATCCAATTAAGTTTATACTCTACTATTTCTTGAGATATATTATTATTATCTAGTATTAAGTGATAAGATGAAATATTTGTTTCATAAGCGCTTTTATCTAAGATTCTTAGAAATGTTCTACAGTTTTGATATACTGTATTAAAAGCATCTTTGCTCATCCAATGTTTATAGGTATCTCTATCATACCCAATAACACTAACTCGAATAGTATCAAGTCCTGAATCAAGTAGTTTTAAACTCATATCTTCTGTTAAATTAAAGCCATTAGTTACGATACTACAAGCAATATTATACTTAGATGCTATTTTAATGTATTCATCTATATTTCTATTAAGTAAAGGTTCACCACTGCCTTGTAAGTTTATATCTGAGCATCCAGCTTCTTGAAGCTCATCACATATTTTTTCAAATAGTGATAGTGGCATCTTTTTTAAAAAGTCTTTTTCTCTTCCAGTAGCTTGTGGACACATTGGACAAGCATAATTACATCCACCATTAATTTCTATACTCGCATTTTTTATCATACAAAAGCCCATTCTATTCTATTATTATTTTTTAAGTATGCTTCATCTAGCTCTGGTTTATGGACGGGTGCAGGCTGTACTATTTTTCTAACTGTATGAATTTTAACTGTTTTATAAAAATCAAAGTTCAATAGCGTAATTTTAGAGGTTGTATAGCGTAAAAACCAATAAGCTGCAATTGTGCCTGTAAGAGGTCTATCAATATTTATCTCTTCTGTCATCTCTTTCCAATATTTTGGATCCCAAAAATATGTTTTATTATACCACTCTTCTGGATAATTTCTGATCATATTAGATCCGTCTCTATCTCCATTACCTCTAATAATAAACTTCTCATTATTAGAACCAGAAGACTTATAGTGTTCATCTAAACCATTACAGTAGTTGTTAAACCAAATATCACAATCTCCCCATCGTCTACTAGAGTTTAATCTAACGACAATAGGATAGTTTATTTTCAAGTGAGATATATCTTTACTAGAGCCTACAATTACAATAGGTTTATCGCCTATATAAGAAATTATATCTGACTTAAGATGTTCGCTCCTAGAAAGTATGGTTTCTAAAGAGTTCATATTCTTTTAACCACAGATCTGCATACTCACATTGTTTATATTCATCAAACCAAGGTCCTCCCTCAGTATAGTGTAACGCCCGTGGAGTACCATCTTGTGGCTCTTGATACCACCCAACGAGCCAATTCCACTCTAAAGATATTTCTCCAATATCAAAATCATTTAGCCAGCTAAATCTATGTAAGTAAGATGGAGAAGCCTGGTTTATTGTATCTAACGAAAGTTGAGCATTAGATGGATGAGCACAATTCCAAATTATTAAAGAACTCCAGTTTTTTCTAGGATACTGAGACTGTTCTTTTCCGTCCATTTTAGTTTTATTTGTAGGCTTATAGTCATGTTTTACAACATATACGGCAAACTTTGTATCTAAGCTGCTAATTAAGTCTCTAACATCCTTAAGCCAAAGAAAATCACAATCGCAATATATTGCCCATCCCTCATACTGGTTAAGAAAGGGAACCATAAATCTAGTATAAGTAAATTCTGTAGACGCTCTATCATCTTTTTTCCTCGTGTAAAAACCATTATCTCTAAGTTCTTTTTGTATTAAAGGTTTGATTGTAATATTAGTTGACGAATGCCTAAGAAGAGAAGAAACGCAAACTCTCCAAGCTGCGTCTTCTCTAGCATCATAACCAATATAAACATTTGTCATTTTTTCTTAGCTTTCTTCTTCTTTACCTTTTTCTTAACTCTCTTCTTTTGTAAATTTTTGAGAGTAGAAGTTTGGAAGATCGGGGCTGTTATCATACGAATTATCCCTTTCAATGTCCCATTCTTCACAGATACTGCCAGTTTGTACCTCTAAAACGTGACATCTTTCATTTTTAACATTAATAGCTTTGTGCCATTGACCAGAGAATATAGTTGTAGTACCGAATAAACTTAAATTCTCTACAACTCCAGATCGTCTATCTATTATACAAGAACCTTTCAAGACATACCAATGTTCATTTCTATATTTATGTTTTTGCATAGAGAGTTCTTTATTAGGCTCTATTACTAGCTCTTTTATTTTATAGCCTTTTTGTTCTTCTAAAACTCTATACCAGCCCCATTCTCGAATTGTTTTTGGGGCTTTCCATTCTTCTAATATCCAGCTAGAAGAGTTCTTTTTATTATCTCCCCCAACACCAAATGCGAACATAACCCTAAGATTATTAGTAAAATGTTCAAGCTCAGGTATATTACCTTGTACTCTATCCCCTCCATTGGCAAATACTATAGACTCACTTGAGGGGTACATAGATAGAGTTTTATTGATAGCATCAGTAGCGCTATCATTACTATCATCAAAAGAGATAACTTCATCAACCATTTTTAAAGAGGATAAAACTGAATATCGTTCTTCAAAAGGCATGAAAGGCCTACCCTTTTTACGGGTAAGCCAATCATCGCTGTTTAAACCTACTACTAGTTTATCACCTAATTTTTTAGCGTCATCAAAGTAGTCTATATGCCCAGAGTGAAGAGGATCAAATCCTCCAGTTACTAGTACAATTGTCATTTACAGATACTCAAAATAGCTCTGATTTGCTGTTCTTTTTCGTCTAACTCTTCTTCATTTTGCTTTAACAAAACATTTGCTGCAGCTCTAACTGCTGTTGAGTTAAGACCGTATGTATCTTTTAGATACTTTACTCGTCTGTTTATCTCATCTCGTGAATCTGATATTGCTCCTAAAAAAGCTACTATCGCGTCTAAACATTCTGAGACATCTTCTGAATCAATTGGCTTGATCTCTTTTGCAACTTTACTCTGTTTCTTTTCTAGATCCCTATCTGACAACTATCCCTCCATTATAGGTTTTTATGTAAAAATCTGATATATTCATCCATACTATGATCATATACAGAATCAAATAATTGAAGCTTTGACCAGGCTCTAATTCTACCTCTCATTGAATCGACAAATCTCTGAAATTTATTCATCTTAGCAATTTTTCCAGTATAAGACAAGTAAATAGGTTCACAAGTATGTCTAAATCCCATAATATAAAGTGGAACTTTTGGTACAATATCGTTATTATTTACAACTCTATAATGCTTTGTTTTAAAATGATCAACCCAATCTGAGTCTCCGACTCGAGGTGATCCATAGGTATAACATTCATCAGCAGAGAAACGTCTTGCACTAATAGTAGCTAATGCTCCTCCTAAAGAATGTCCACAAGTGATAACAGTTTTGCCACTTCTCCTTGCTTCAACCCATTGAGATAGTGCATTCCAAATCTGATCTAAAGCTTCTTTAAATCCTGTATGAACATCTCCTAAACCACTATGAGAAGAGGTTTGCCAAGCTTTCAAATCTGCTGCTAAATCAGCCATTTGATCGGGCTCAGTACCTCTAAAAATAATAATTATTGAGTCTGGTGTTTCAATAGAAACAGCCTGTGTACCGTTTCTATCATATGTTTGTTTATCTATTTCTCCCTCTATAGATATATCTTCCAAGTTTCCATAAACTTGTCCCGATAGCTTTGCGTAGCGTATCAAGTTTTGAATCATTGATGGTTCTCGACTTATAAATGATTTCCCCAATCAACATTCGCACATCAATTGGAGTTACTTTTTCATCTATATAAATGAAAACCCCCTCATTATCGTGAATAAGAGTATATCTCTTATCTTTAAATCTTTTAAATAGTTTTCTTAGCTTACCAGGCGTACGCACTTTCAGTGCGACCCAGCTATCTTCATATAGCTGTTCTACTTGAAACTTATCTACTCGTTCTAAAGAACGCACAAACTGCCTAGCTATTACTTCTCGTTCAATACTAGAAGGTTCTTGATCATTCTGAAATAAATAATTACTCATCTCTCTGCCAACCAGGATTTTCTTCTATTTTTTGTGCTCTCATTGTTTCAAACTGAATTTGCTTAAGTCGTTCTTGGTCAAAGTCATATATAGCTAAGAGAGCATAATGCATAATCTTAAACAGATCTTTTTTATTTTTACCCTCTTTTTTACCAAATCGTTGAGCATATTTCATGATATTGCCTAAACAAAATCCTTCACCATGTCCTGAATCAATAATAAACTCTGTTGCTTGAAATTGATTCATTGAATAGTGTTGAGAGTAAGTAGAATTTACATATTCAACAAACTCTTGTATGATTCTATCTTCTTCATACTTGTATTGTTTTTCTACTGACACTGTAGCTTTTCTCCCGAATACTCTATCTCTGAATTAATAAAGTCATAAAACTTTTGAACAGCAACCTCTTTGAATTTAGCTTCTACATCAAAATCTGCATATTGAAGCATAGGAACATGACGAGCCATTAGTTCTTCATCCCAGTATGTTTCTGAATGCGCATTAGGCTTCATCCAGTAGTCTGGATTTTCGGGATGAAACGACTGAGACTTGTGGAACAGCGGGCGTACGCTTTTCCAGCTTTTAACTGCTTCGATAAAGAGGTCGTCTGTATGAGAGATGTGTTTGACATCTCGCACTTTTCTATTAACTGTTTTTTCTCCGAAAGCGACTTTTTCTGTTTTAACCATTCGATGGCAGGCATAGTGGTGTGTGTCAAGTGTACAGCGGATCGGAATTCTCTGTGCAAGTTCAACGGTATGTTCAATGTCGTATCCGTTGGGCTTATCTTCATTCTCGACTGCGAGACACTGCTGTGCGTAGTCGGAGAGATAGGGGAAGTGCGTAGCAAACCGTTTGATCCCAGCTTCATGTGTTCCTCCATATAGTCCCTGAAGATGAATGTTCATTACAAAGTCTTTAGCTTCAATACCCATTAGTGAGCCATATAGTGCGTGATACTCTAGATCTTTAATAGAGTTTTCTACAACACTTGGCTTATCAGAAGCCAGAACAGTATATTGCCCAGGATGGACACTAACACGTATTTCATTTTTACGTGCACTATCTCCTGCTCTAGAGAGAATTTCTGTAATATCTTCCCAAATTTCCTGATACCACTCACGGGTAAAGTCGAGAGTGTAGCAAGGAAATAACTCAGATGAGATACGAAAACTGCGTAAATGTACTGGTTGAGTTGGAAAATATGTTTCCAAAACATCCGCCAACTTACGGCAATTCTCCAAAGCTTTTGTTTGAACACGCTCTTTTCCACCTTCTTTAAGCGCATAGGTTTTTGTGGTTGTTCCAAAATTATACCTTTTTGCAAGCTGCTTATCATGAAACTGGCAGCACTGTGAGATGCGCCAATTAGTTTTTGTTTTGTTGAAATACATAAAAAACTCCTGATTAGAATGTATATCTACTATACGCTAATCAGGAGTAGTTGTCAATTACAATTTTGATTTAACTAGTCATCATCTTCAGATTCATTAGAAGTAATTGAATAATCACTATACTTATAAAAGTCGTAAACTGTGTCCATATATTCTGATGCTAAAGTTACTTTAGACTGTAACCAAGCAGGAAACTGTTCATCATCTTCGATCATTTTGATAAGCTCAGAGGCTTGAGCTTCCATACGTCTAAGCTGAGTACGAACCATATAGCCTTCATAATCATACTCTTCACCAGGACCTGCCTTTTGTGTAAGTTGCTTTTCTCGTTCATGAAGTAGATTGACTAAATCTTCTTTAACAACTTCATCAAGTTCCCAATTAGGATCTAATAGGTTTTTATTCTCAATGCTCATCTTCTAGGTCCTCCTTTTTTGGGAGACTTTTTAGAACCACCTGGGCCTGCCCAAAGTTTTTTACGCGCCCAGTAGTTAGCGGAAAACTTATCATTTTTTGTTAACTGACCCGATTTATTTTTGATGCCTGCGCTACGAGCCATATAACTTTTACGTGCTGATTCTGAATAGTTATGTCCGTAACCTTTATGCCCAAAACGAACTACTTTGATCTCATCGCCTTTTTTAGCGAGCACAACTTGTTTGTGTTGAGATCCAGAAGTGTTGCGTTTTGGTTTATTAAATCCTGGAAATGTTTCTCCACGATACTTAATTTTTCCGCTTGGAAGTCGTTTTGCGTCTTTTGCTTTTGCCATTGTTTTATCCTTTACCAAATATATGTTGTGTTTTAAACTTGTGAGCCTGAAGCCAACTCT